TGAAAATGACAAAGCAATAAAGGTACTAATATCTTATGCGGACAACGGACAGGAGCATTTGGGTGGAATATATCAGGCGACAAATTGGATATATCAGGGATTGAACACAGATATAGCACTAATGCCGAATTATGGTATATCCCTACAAAAAGACCCTTACGATTGGATTCACAGCCGGACTGTATTTTCAATGTGGGGAAGTGGTAATTTGGAGCATCTTCGTAGAGAAATCGGAAAGCAGGGATATAAGCAATTCTGGCGTAGAGAAGAACCGCCAAAGCACAGGTATGTACAAATTATTACCGGCGATAAAAAGGAGAAAAAAGCGATACTAAAATCGCTTAAACATGATGTCCGTGACTACCCTAAAAATAGCAGGGAGTTCAATAAAGAAATAGAATGCCATGAAACCCTTGCTCCTGAAGAGTCCCTGAAGGTTAAGTTCTGGTAAAACGGATTTGGCAAATTCAGGTATTTTTCGTATATTTGAATATAAACCTTAAATTATGTTAAATTCTAAAATTGAAATTTTACTTAAAAAATCACTTAATGATTTTGAATTGGAGGATTCTTATGGACACAGGTCTGTTGGGGATAAACTTGAAGCAGATTGCGCGAAAATTGTTGAAGATAGCTATTCTCAAAATTACATTAAATCCAAAAGTAAAAGAAGCATAGATGATTTTACTTTATTGTTTAATGATAAATCCGATTTATTTGATGTAAAAACACACTTTGTTCAATCAAAAAAGGGATTTTCTATGCCAAATCTAATATCAGTAAAAAGATTAAAAAAAGTTTTGGAAAATCAAAATCAATCACTATCTTATATTTTTGTAGATTACATACGAGAAAATGGTATCGTTAAAATAAAAGATATTCATATAAAATATATTTGGGAATTGGATTGGTCTATCCTAAGCATAGGTGCATTGGGAAAGGGGCAATTGCAAATCAAAGATGCCAATAAACAAATAGTTTTTACAGATATTGGTAAAGATAGATGGTTTGAAATTCTTAAAATTGAGGTTGTTAAGTTTTATAATAAACAAATTAAAAAAATAGAAAAAGAAATAATTAACTGGAAATAAATTTTTATATATGAAATTTTGGGACACAGGCGAAGAAGTTAAAACCGAAGTATTTGACTATAATGAAAATAAAAGAAAGTTTATTGAAAATTTGGACTATCTTAAAAACATGTCAGTACAAGAGCAAACTCTTTACAAAAAATGGATTGAGTGGAATGATGATTTGGCAACTAATATGAAACGACTGCCCGTTTTACAATCGCACTTTGATGCGCTTTGGAAACCAACTGATATAATGAATAAGGAATTGACTATCGCTGAATTAAACGCTTTAGACCCTTATGTAGAGATTGTAGACGATAATCCAAAAGAAGCAACTCGTTGGACTGAAATTCGTAAATTGATTCATACGATGGAGTTTCAGGCTAACCCCGGTCGTAATGTAAAATGTTATGTGAAAGATAGAACAAGCGGTAAGATACTCGGACAGGTATGTTTGGGTAGCGATATTACCTCTTTGGGAGTGCGTGATGCATATATTGGCTGGGGTAAGGAAGATAAGTTTAAGAATGGTAAATTAAACAATACCTGTATTGCTACAACGATTGTATCAACTCAACCTTTCGGATATAACTTTTTAGGTGGTAAGTTAATTGCAGCATTAGCAACCTCACCCGAAGTTAGAGATTATTGGAAGAAAAAATACGATAATATACTGATTGGTGTAGGTACGACTTCACTTTACGGAATACACTCACAATATAATGGTATTCCGCATTTCAAAACTTTGGGTGAGAGTAAAGGTAAAATCAGTACAAAGCCGGATGATTCGGTTTATGACCCTTGGCATCAATGGTTAAAAGAAAATCGTGCTGACTGGTATAGGGAGCATATACTTGAAGAGCGTGCAAGAAATGGTGCTAATATGGGTTATGAGAAAAACGGACCTGTAAGTGGTATTAAACAAAAGATTATTCAAGCTATATTCAAAGAGCTTGGAATTAAAGGTAACGCTTATGACCACGGATTTCAGCGTGGTGTGTATTTCGCAGGTATATATGAAAATGGAAACGATTTTCTTTGTAGCAAAATTGGCGAAGACCAACTGATAATGAAACCAAAATTCGCAGAGGGAAATTCATATACAGTTCGTTGGTGGAAAGATAAAGCAATTAAACGCTATGAAAAACTACACAGCGAAGGCAAAATTAAACCCGAAGTTTTATTCTATGTAGATGCTATTGGAATGACTTGGGAACAAATGAAATCACATTACTTAAACGAAGTAGGAAGATAATATGACTTTTTGGGACACAATCGACTACAAAAGTTCAAAGAAGGTGTTGGTGATACCTAACATTACCAACTCTTCTTTTATAGAGAAGGACTCATTTGTAGATGTTATATACAATCACATAAAAGGGTTAGAATCGCTTGGAGATTATTATTGGAATATAGTCTTACCACAGCCAGTTAAGAAACTAAATCTACCAAATGTGAAGCAGCACATACTACCATTTTCAGGCGATATGATTAAGATGAGAACTTATCCGCCTGATATGAATAAATTGCTTGAAACATTGGAATACGATGTAATATACTCACATTTGCCTGATTGGCCGCAAGTTGGTAGATATAAAAATTCATTTGATACAAAAATAGTCGGATATTGTCATTGGTGGGAAATGAAAAGTTGTAATTCCGAAGACCGCAAGAACCGTTGGAGATGGATGCCGATAGAATTATTAGGCGTATCTCAAATGGAAACATGCTTCTTAAATACACAAGAACAAAAAGATAGAGTATTAGAAGAAGCTAGAATTTGGTTTAATGACCAGTTTGTATCTAAATTGGATAAGATATTATATGTTTGGAATTTGGGAATAGAGGAAAATAAAATAATCCAAAATCCTTTGCAAAGTAAGGAAAAAATCGTAGTTTTCAATCATAGAGCAGCCGCTTATAAAGGCTATCCAAAGTTTATAGAGTTAATGAAAGAATACAGAGAGCGTAGACAGGATTTCAAAGTTTGGGTGCCACAGTTAGACGGTAAGCCGGAATATAGTTGGATTGATAATACAAAAGTTGCAAAGCACGATTATTATAAAAGATTACAACAATGTACGGTTGGAGTTCAAATGAGGCAAACGAATTATGGTTGGAGTGTAGCAGCAACGGATTGTATGATGAATGGAACGCCAATGATATTCCAAGAATCAGATTGCTACAAAGAAATTGACCCTAATGGATTGTTCTTTAAGTTTAAGAAAGACTTATTTCAAACTTTGGATAATTTATTGGACAACGATACATTTAGAACGGAGCAAGAAGTTCGTAGCTTAAATAGAGCTAGAGAATTATCTTTGAATGATAAAACTATGTTTAAGATATTAAACGAAAAACTTAATGGCATATAAAAACATTTATTACGAAAGACAGAAAAATCTAATTCACCTTTGGGATGATAAGAGTGGGTATCAAACTATGCCATACCGTAAGTATGCGTATAAAAAAGACCCACACGGTCAGCATGTATCAATGTATGGTGACCGATTGACTCGTATTGGTAAATGGGAAAAGGACGAGGCTGAGGATTTATTTGAATCAGATATTCCCGAAACTACCAGAGTGTTGGTGGATATTTACGATTCCGATTTACCATCTACAGGGCATACGGTATTAACTTTTGATATTGAGGTTGAAATGATTACCGGCTTACCAAACACAAAAGAGGCTCAAAATGAAATAACAGCAATCGCTGCACAAGATAATATCTCAAGAGTTTATGAGGTATTTGTATTAGACAAAAAACGAAAAATTAAAGATAATGCAAAAAACTTTAATAAGGATGGCAGGAAAGTTAATGTTCACGTTTTCGACAACGAGAAAAATCTTTTATTTGCATTCCTTAATTATTACGAGGAAATTACTCCAACTATTTTGACTGGATGGAATATAGACTTTTTTGATATTCCATATTTGTATAATCGTATAAAAAATGTATGTGGAGAAGGACACGCTAAAAGATTATCTCCAATAGGCGAATGTTTCTACTCACCTTACAGAGATAAGTGGAGCTTTGGTGGAGTTAGTATTTTAGATTATCTTAATCTATATAAGACTTATACCTATACATTAGAGAGTAGTTATACACTAAATTATATTGCTACAAAGGAATTGAAACGTGGTAAGGTTGAATATGAGGGAAACCTTGATGACCTTTTTGAAAACGATTTGGAAAAGTTCATTGAGTATAACATTGTGGATGTTGAGCTTGTGGCAGCATTGGATGATAAATTACAATTCGTTGAACTTTGTAGAGCAGTTTGTCACGCCGGTTTTGTTCCATACGAAGATTATATATTCTCGTCAAAGTGGTTAGAGGGAGCATGTTTAGCATATCTCAAAAAGAAAGGATTGGTAGCACCAAACAAACCAAAAGACCGTAAGGAAAGAATGCAGGCACTACGTGATAACAATGAGGAAAAATTCATTGGTGCATATGTTAAGGAGCCGATTGTGGGCAAATACGATTGGATTTATGATTTGGATTTGACTTCACTATATCCTTCAATCATTATGACTCTTAATATCTCTCCCGAAACGAAAGTGGGTAAGATTAAAGATTGGAACCCAGAAGAATGGATAAAGGGTGTAGACCGAAAATATACCGTAGCAAATGATTCCGAAGAATACGAATATAGTAGACAGGAAATGGATGACGTTATTCGTGATAGTAATTTGGGTGTTGCGGCAAATGGTGTTCTATATTCACAAGATAAGCCCGGTCTTATTGCAGATATTCTTAATGATTGGTTTCAGAAACGTGTTGATTTTAGAAAATTAGAAAAGAAATATGGAGAAGAAGGAGATACTGAAAAATATGAATTTTATGCTAAAAGGCAGCTCGTACAAAAAATTCTTCTTAATTCTATGTATGGTGTTCTTGGTCTTCCTGCCTTTCGGTTTTATGATATTGATAATGCTGAAGCCGTTACGATTACAGGCCAAACAGTTATTAAAAAGACCGCCGAAATGGCTAACATAAAGTATTGGAAAGAGCTTGGAACAAAAGAGGACTACAATGTTTATATTGATACGGATTCAATTTATATGATGGCTGAACCGTTGGTTAAGCATCGTTATCCCGATTACAAAACATTTGACCAAGACCGAATGGCAACCGAAGTGAACACAATCGCTGAGGAAACTCAATCATTCTTAAATAAGTTTTACGATATGTTATCAGAGAGGTTTTTCTTTATTCCAAAAGAGAAGCATCGCTTTGAAATCAAAAAGGAGTATATCAGTAAAGCAGGATTTTGGGTAGCAAAGAAACGATATGCTCAATGGATGATTTTGAAAAATGGAATCAAATGTGATAAGCTTGACGTTAAAGGTCTTGATGTAGTTAGGAGTTCGTTTCCAAAAGCATTCCAAACATTTATGGCTGGAATGTTGAAAGATATTCTAATGGGTAAATCACATGAGGAAATAGATGAATCGCTTTTACAATTCAAAAAAGATATGGTTAATCTACCCGTAAATAAAATAGCAAAGGGTGGAGCAATTAAAGAATTGAGTAAGTATGATGATGGTAGGTGGCAAACCGGTCAAGCGGTAGCATCATTTGAGAAGGGAACACCGGCACACGTTAAAGCTGGAATATCGTATAATCGTTTATTAAAGTTTTTCAATTGTCCGTTTAAGCATGAACCTATACGTGATGGTGATAAGGTTAAATGGGTATATCTCAAAACAAATCCACTCGGACTAGATACATTGGCTTTCAAAGATTACAATGACCCGAAAGATATTATGGATTTTATTCAGAATTATGTAGATAGAGATGGAATATATAAAGCTGAACTTGAGAATAAGATTGATGATTTTTACAACGCATTGAAGTGGGAAAAGGCAACAACCGAAACCAAAACAGCAAAAAAGTTTTTCAGTTTTTAATTTAAGTTATGTTTAGAGAAGAAAATCATTATAAAAATCAATCAAAGGTTTTACCCGTAAGAGAGGATGTTTCGGTAAAAGACCAATTTGGTTTCAGACCCTTATCAATAATCAAACCTACAAACGAATCAAAAGCAAAGTGGGATAATGCTTATTTGGATGATGGGGAAGTTGAAATCAGAAAAAATAAGCATGTATATAAAAAAGGCGAAATGGTTGAGGCAAAGATGTCCGAATTTCATGCGGGTATGGCTGAGCATATAATTAAATACTGGTCAATGCCGGGCGCAAAGGTTGTAGACCCATTCGCAGGTAGAGCGACAAGAGCAGTAGTAACGACAATGTTAGGACGTGACTATTATGGATATGAAATAACTCCAAACACACATAGACGAGTAAACGCACATTTTGACAAATTAGGAATCAAACCAATGGTGTATATGTCAGATGGAACATTATTAAAAGAAACGCCTGATGAATTTGCCGATATGATTTTCACATGTCCTCCATACTATAACATTGAAAAATATGAAAGTGTAGATGGGCAGCTAAGTGATTTGAAAGATTATGATTCCTTTATGGATATGATTGGTGTATGTGCGCATAATTGTTATCGTGTAGCTAAACCCGGTTCGTTTTGTGTTTGGGTTGTTGGTGACTTTAGAGCAGGTGGAGTCTTATATGATTTCCATGGCGATACCACCCGTGCTTTCAAAGAGGCAGGGTTTGATTATCACGACATAATCATAATGGAAAATATATCACCATTTGCACTATTTACACAATATCAATCGGCATGTAAAAGGTATGTACCTAAAACGCATGAATATGTATTGGTTTTCCGTAAGCCGGGTGAATATATTATACCCGATTATTGTGGTGAAAATCTTGTAGAGAATGAATTAAAATCTAAAAAATTCTTTGCACTATAAAATAATTTTCGTATATTAGTAAAACAAAATAAAACAAAAAGTAAAATTTATGAACAAACAAAGTTTATTAAGATTTATTCAGAAGTATTCATTAGGAGGACTTATTGAATCTGTGGCTTGGAACGCCGAAGGAAACAAATTATCTGTGAGATTTATTTCAGATGATAAAACACTATTGGGTGAGGTTGAGTTTAATGCATTTACCTCAAACCCATTTAATGTTGGTATCTATACGACTTCATTATTGAAAAATATGATTGGTGTATTGGATAACGATATTGCACTTAAAGTTGAAAAAGCAGGTGATAAAGCAATCACATTGAAATTGGCTTCCGATGAAACAGAAACATCATATCAGCTGGCCGATTTAGGAGTTATTCCACCAGTTCCAGATTTGAAAGCATTGCCTGAATTTGGAATCAGTATTGATATGACTTCTCAAATGATTGATAAGTTCATTAAAGCTAAAGGTGCATTGAGTGATATTGATACATTCACTGTATTCACCGAAGGCGGTGACCTTAAAATGGCAATCGGTTATTCTTCTATTTCAACGAATAGAGTAACATTCACTTGCCAGAAAAATGTATTATCAGAAACAAAACCAATCAGCTTTTCGGCAAAGTATTTGAAAGAAATCTTAACAGCAAACAAAGAAGCAACATCCGCTAAGTTGAATGTTTCAACTGACGGTTTATCTCACGTTGAATTTCAAATAGATGATTTTGTATGTAAATACTATCTTGTTGAAATCAGTAACTAATTATTTAATCAATAAAATATAAAAATGCAAAACGAACAAACCGAGCTAGCATTAAATACTAATTTTCAAGAAGAAAATATAACACCTATCAATGATGTTGAATGGTGTTATCAATTTTTTGAAACTGAACCAGTTGTTTTTGGCTTTTGTAAAGAGCCTGGTAAGGCAACACCATTAGTAATAGAATTAAGACCGATTGAAGAAGATGTATTGGCATTTAACTATAATGGTATGACTTTCAAAATTTTCCCAAGACCAATTAGTGAAGAAACTAAAAAATTCAGAGAAGAACAAAAACAAAACGAAAATGAAGGTTAATATAAAACGATTACATCCAAAAGCGGTTATACCACAATACGCAAAAGTAGGTGATGCGGCAATGGATTTGGTGGCAACAACGGTTATTAAAGATACACCCGAACAAATTACATATGGTATGGGGATAGCATTAGAAATCCCCGAAGGATTCGTAGGATTGATTTTCCCAAGATCTTCCATAAGAAACACCGGACTACAATTAAGTAACTCCGTTGGCGTAATAGACAGTGGATATCGTGGAGAACTTCAGGCCACATTCAATAAGGTGTTTAATAGTGAATTTATGTATGATGAAACTAAATCATTAGTACCAAACGATTATTACAATGTTGGTGATAGAGTTGCACAAATAATGATTATACCACACCCACAGATAAGATTTGAAGAAGTAGATAATTTAACAACAACCGAAAGAGGCATAGGTGGTTTTGGTTCAACAGGAAAATAAAAAAGTTATATGAGTTTTTTCGCAAATGAAAATAATAAAAAAGAGCATAGTTTGTGGGTGGAGAAATACCGCCCGCAAACCCTTTCCGAATATGTAGGAAATGAAATAGTAAAGGAAACGATACAGCAGTATTTGGACACAAATGATATTCCACATTTACTATTCTATGGTAAGGCCGGAACAGGCAAAACCACATTGGCAAAGTTAATAGTTAATACAATCAAATGTGATAGTATGATTATTAACGCATCTGATGAAAACAATGTGGATACGGTAAGAACGAAAGTAAAAAACTTCGCATCCTCCGTTGGATTTGCAGGTTTCAAAGTGATTATCCTTGATGAGTTTGATTATATGACACCAAACGCACAGGCAATCCTTCGTAACCTAATGGAAACATTCAGTAAACATTGTCGTTTCATTCTGACTTGTAACTACATTGAGAAAATCATTGACCCGATACAAAGTCGTTGTCAGTCATTCGCTATAACTCCACCAACAAAGAAAGATGTGGCAGTTCAAGTGACTCGTATTTTGGAAGCAGAAAAGATTAAATACGACATTAAAAATGTAGCCGATGTAATCAATTCATACTACCCAGATATTCGTAGGATATTAAACACTTGTCAATTACAATCGGCAAAGGGTGAGTTGAAAGTAGACCATAAAATAATGGTTGAGTCTGATTTCAAAACCAAATTGATTGATATATTAAAATCCGATGATGATAAACGAAATACATTTCTAAAAGCAAGACAAGCAGTTGCGGATAATAAATTAAACGATTATTCCGAAATGTATTCAATGCTTTACGATAAAGTAGATGAATATGCAAAAGGAAATGTAGCAAACACAATACTTACTATTGCAGAAGGTATTTCAAAAGATGCTTTGGTAGTTGATAAAGAGATTGTATTTATGAGTACAATAATTCAAATTCTTAACATAATAAAATAAAGAAAAATGGACGGACAACAAATGGGAGGCGGTCAATTACCGCTAAACTTTTCGCTGAATGATGCGAGAGATATTAACTGTGAGTGTGGCAATAAAGTATTTATGCCAGGATTCAGATTCAAAAAAATATCAAGGCTAATTACAGGTGGCGCAAAAGATTCTATTTTGCCAATAGAATTATATCTTTGTACCGCTTGTGGAAAACCTTTACAAGACCTATTACCAGAAGAATTAAAAGAGCAAAAAATAATTGAATAAGATGGCAGCTAAAAAGTTATTTGACCATTTGAACGCATTGACTGTAGAGCAAGACCCAAACTATTTCAAAACACTTTCTGAAGAAGATAAAAAATCGTGGAGTAATTTTATGATTAACCGATTTTTGTCTATGAAGCCTGAATGGGTTGAAATGGTTTCATCTCTATTACCGCTTACTCAAACGCTTGAACCTGAGCAAATGTATAAACTTTATATAAATGTACTACCAAAAGGTAAGCAGTATCTAAAATACACAAAAGGTAAAGCCGATGATAAATACGAACAATTCTTGATTGAGCTTCTTAAAAAAGAATACGAATGTTCGGAAAGACAGGCAAATGAATATGCAGAAGTTTTATATGCAACACGTGAAGGTCGTGAAAATATAAAATACATTTGTGAGAAATACGGGATAGCAAAAAAAGAAATAAGTAAATTAAAATTGAAAATATAGTTGGTAACACCAACTATTTTTCTTATATTTGAATAAATAATTGTTATGGCAAGAGTTTCGTTTTCTCAATATAGTATGTGGAGCGGTTGCGCTCACCAATACAAACTGGCTTACATAGATGATTTAAGCCAAAGTGGTGGTTCAATTCACACCATATTCGGTTCAGCAATGCATGAAACTCTACAAGAATACCTTGATAAGTGTTTAAGAATTTCAAAATCACAGGCGGATAAACTTATGAATTTGAAAGAAACGCTTAAACACAAAATGAGAGAGCATTATCTTAAAGAAGTTGAGGGTGAAATTGGAAATACTGATATTTGCACAAAGGAGGAATTGGTTGAATTTTTAGATGATGGTAATACTATATTGGATTACTTTCAAAAATCAAAAAACTTTAATAAGTTCTTTTCATTAAAGCATGATGAGTTGGTAGCAATAGAGCAACCAATAAACACAAAGATAGCAGATAATGTTAATTTCGTTGGATTTATAGACTTGATTGTTAGAGATACCTTCAACGGCCGATACCGCATTATAGATTTCAAAACATCAACAAAGGGTTGGAGTTCATATCAAAAGAAAGATGCTGTAAAAAACGCACAGATACTTTTATATAAAAAGTTCTACGCAGAATTATTGAAAATATCAGAAGATATTATTGATGTGGAATTTATCATTTTGAAAAGAAAAGTAATGGATAATCCGGAGTTTGTTATTCCGAGAATATCAAAGCATGTGCCCGCTAATGGAAAACCATCCCTGAATAAGGCTTGGAGTGGTTTTAAGGAGTTTGTAGACACGGTCTTTGATGCGGAGGGAAATTATAGGACTGATATTCATTATCCCAAAAATCCAACCAAATTGTGTGGCTGGTGTGAATTTTACGAGAGAGGAATGTGCGATGCGAAAAAATAAAAATAAACAATACATATATTAAAAACAAGTTATGGCAAAAAAGAAGATTCTACTATTATCTGATGATTTGAGAATGTCTAGCGGAATTGCAAATGTTTCAAAGCAATTCGTTTTAGGAACGGTAGACAAGTATGATTGGGTTCAATTAGGAGCAGCAATCAATCATCCCGACCAGGGAAAAATTTTCGATTTAAGTGAAGAGGTTAGAAAAGTAACCGGAGTTGCAGACGCTAATGTTAGATTGATACCTTTCAACGGGTATGGAAACGCTGATATTATTAGACAGCTACTAATGACGGAAAGACCGGATGCAATCCTACATTTTACCGACCCCAGATATTGGATTTGGTTATATGATATGGAGCATGAAATCCGTCAATCAGTTCCCCTATTCTTTTATCACATTTGGGATGACTTACCAGACCCAAAATATAATCGTGACTATTACGAAAGTTGCGATTGGATTGGTTGTATTTCAAAACAAACATACGGAATTACAAAACGTGTTTGGGGAATGAATGACCAACCCACTTGGAATCCTATGAAAGATTGGCAAGTAAGTTATGTTCCACATGGAATTGACCCAAATATATTCAAACCCGAAGAGGTACCCGCAGAATTTAAGAAAACTATTTTTGGAGATGCGGAATATGATTTTGTTCTTTATTGGAGTAACAGAAATATCCGTAGAAAACAGCCGGTAGATGTTGTTCTTGGTTTTGATAAATTCGTTAGAGAATTACCCAAAGAGGAAAGAAGTAAAGTTTGTTTGTTAATGCATACTCAGCCCGTAGATGAAAATGGAACAGACTTACCAACAACTATTAAGGATTGTTGTTCACCTGATACAAAAATCATATTTACACCAAACAGATACCCAGAGCAACAATTAAACTGGCTATGTAATTTAGCAGACGCTACGATTAACATAGCCTCAAATGAGGGATTTGGATTGGCAACGGCAGAATCCGTAATGGCAGGAACACCTATTATCGTAAATGTGACTGGTGGTTTGCAAGACCAATGTGGATTTAAGATGAAAGGCTCGGATAAGTATTTAACCGAAGATGATTATGTGGATATTGGTTCACTACACGATAAAGCAACATACGCAAAATCGGTAACTTGGGGAGAATGGGTAACTCCAATTTGGCCAGTTCGTTCAACAGCCGGTTCAATCCCAACTCCTTATATTTTCGATGACAGATTGGATTACGCAGAAGTTGCACCAGCAATAAATGAGTGGTACAAAATGACTAGAAAGGAAAGAAAAGCAGCCGGAATGAAAGGACGTGAGTGGATGTTAGGAGATGGAAAGTTGAGTTTAGAATATATGTGTAAATCAATTTCAGAAGGTATGGAAGCCGGATTTGCAAATTGGAAACCTCGTAAAAGATATGAATTATTTGAATTAGTATAAACAATAAGTTATTATGAATAATAGACCTACATTAGTATTTCAAGCGCCAGTTTCAACTCGTAGTGGTTATGGCGACCACGCTAGAGACCTTTTATATTCTCTTCGTGAATTAGATAAGTTCGATATTAAAATTATCAGTACTCGCTGGGGTACGACTCCGATGGATGCATTAAATGCAAACAATGAATTTCATATGTGGATTATAAACAATATACTTCCACAATTAACGGAAAGACCGGATATTTATGTTCAAGTTACTGTACCAAATGAATTTCAACCAATAGGACACTATAACATTGGAATTACCGCAGCAATTGAAACTACATTATGCCCCGTTAATTGGATTGAGGGATGTAATAAAATGGATTTAATTTTAGTACCATCGGAACACTCAAAAATGAGCTTAGTTGGAACATCTTATAATGAGCAGGATAGAATGACAGGGCAAATAATTCGTCAGCATATGATAACCAAGCCAGTTGAAATACTTTTTGAAGGTTTTGACGAAACGATATTCGGAGTAGATAATCCTATACATTTGAGTTCTTTAGATGCTGTAAAAGAAGATTTTGCATTTCTTTTTGTAGGACATTGGTTGCCTGGTATATTGGGAGAAGATAGAAAAAATGTTGGTATGATGATTAAGACATTTGCTATGGCATTTAAGAACGAAAAGAAAAAGCCAGCATTAGTATTGAAAATATCTTCAGCAAATTTCAGCGTTAGAGACAGAGAGCAAATGTGGAAATCAATAAAAGAAGCATTGGGTAATGATTATGGTAAAATTCCCGTTTATCTTCTGCACGGCGATTTGACTTCTGAAGAAATGAATGGATTATATGAGCATCCAAAAGTAAAAGCAATGTTGAACTTTACAAAAGGTGAAGGATTTGGCAGACCTATTCTTGAATTTAGTTTGACCGGAAAGCCTGTAATTGTAAGTAATTGGAGCGGACATTTAGACTTTCTTAAAACAGGTGGAGCAGTCTTATTAGAAGGAGAATTAAAAAATGTACATGAATCAGCTGCAAATGATTTTCTTATGAAAGAATCTCAATGGTTTAATGTTAATATATCAAAAGCATTACCCGTAATAAAAGATGTATATACGAATTATGATAAGTATAAGACTGCGGCTTTTCAACTTGGTCAGAAAAATAGACAAAATTTTGGATTAGAAAAAATGACAAAACTATTTGATACTATACTTAAAACATATGGTGTTTATAGTAAAGCTCAACCTAAATTAAAACAAATAAATCTTCCTAAACTTAAAACAGTAGAATTACCTAAATTAAAAAAAATAGAATTGCCTAAGTTAAAAAAAGTTGATTGATATTTATAATATATGTCAAATTTCAATCCACAATATAGAAAGTTAATAGATAGCAAAAGTATTGTAAAAAATTCTCAAATAACTAGAGGAAAGTTCTACTTAATAAAAGAATATATTTATGTTGATGGTACGGGTAAGAAGTTTACAGAAACAACGGCTCCCGTCGTATTTGTATTATTTGTTTCAAAACCAAAAGATATATTACATGCTGTTAAAGTTTCTGGCGTAAACCCCGAAGCAATTAGAAGATTTTTTGGAAAATTTGTAAATGAAAAAACTGAAAAATTACAAATGAGAGGAAACGCTGAGCAAATTTATGAAAAAATTGTAAGTAAATCAAAGTTAATAACAACACAAGCTTATAGAACATATAAATTGAGTGGAATTACAAAAGTTGTAGAGTTGACAATGGACGTTAATGAATTGACACCAAAAGCTGTTACTGTAAAAGGAATTGATAAAAAGTCACAAAAGAAAAATATATAAATGACACCGACTGAATTTGTTATATGGTTACAGGGATTTACCGCAGGAGTACATCACTATAATTTAACCCCAGCACAATGGGATTATCTAAAAGAAGTATTGAAAAAAGTACGACCAGAAAATTAAAAATTATGAAAATAAGTTACGCAATTACAGTATGTAATGAGTTTGATGAAACAATCGCATTACTTACAAACCTATTAAATTACAAAACAGAAAACAGCGAAGTAGTTGTTTTGTTAGACACTCCAAAGGCACAGCCTGAACTAATCGAATATCTTGAACTACAAGCCGGCGCTGATAAAATTACACTTATCGAATCGGAATTTGATAACGATTTTGCACAATGGAAAAACTTTCTTAACTCACAATGCAAAGGTGATTGGATATTTCAGTTAGATGCCGATGAAAATTTAGACCCTAATCTTATAGCAAGTATGGAAGATATACTTTCCGAAAATGAAGATAAGGATTTAATAATCGTTCCCCGAATAAACATTGTAAATGGTATAACGCAAGAGCACATTCAAAAATGGGGTTGGGGTATGGATAGAAATGGTTGGATAAACTTTCCAGATGTACAAACCAGACTATACAAAAACTCGGAAAAAATTGGATGGGTAGGTGCAGTTCATGAAAGAATTGTTGGGTTTGAATCTTATACAAGCTTTCCAGCATTGGAAATATATTGTATCAAACACATAAAGGATATTAAACGACAAGAAAAGCAAAACGATTATTACAATACATTAAACAGATAATATGGGGAAAAACCTGATATTCATACCACTATATAATGGGTATGGAACTGAACTTGAGAAATGCATAAAAACTTGGAAGTATTATGCGAAAAAATATAATATAGAAATAATCATTGCTAACGATGATATAGAATTTGGCTTTGAAAAATGGGGTAATGGTATTTGGCAAAGATGGAAAGATGATAAGTTAATAAATGGCGACTGGGATAAAGTTTTGATAGTTGATGCCGATACAATGGTAAGGTGGGATGCGCCAAATATATTTGAACAAAATAAGGATAGTAATTTTTCAGTAGTGAGAGATGCTGGTGGATATAACACAGGCGCTTATCATTTGAACCAATGGACTAAAATAAATAATGATATAAAAACTCCGCCTCAAAATTACTTTAATTGTGGTTTTCTTTTTATGAATAAGCAAAATTATTTGAAATTATCAAATAATATAAGTAAATACTACGAGTATTGGAAATCTTTTCATTTTTTAGGAGTTGACAATGATGAAATGAGAAGACTTGGAAAGCCGGATGCCGTTGAGCAAACTCCGATTAACATATTGTCGTGGGAGTTGTTTCCAGAAGAAATTAACTATCTGCCGGATGTGTGGAATAATATGGTTATGTGCAAATATGATGATGCTTCATTTATAAACGATTCGTATGTTTGGCATTTCACCGGCCCAAGACTTGGCGGTTGGGGAAATAAGCAACCGATAATAGAGCAAGTATATTCAGCAATAGAATCACAATATATAGACATTTATCAAACAAGAGATGAACTGATAGCCGATTTACCGAAAGGTATGAAATGTGCCGAATTAGGAGTATTTAAGGGAGATTTTTCCAAACAGATATTTGATACAATGAAACCATCGGAATTATACCTTATTGATATATTCTCAGGCGTTATGGGATCCGGCGATAAAGATGGAAATAATTTTGAAAAAATATCACTTGATGAATCGTATAACAATCTAAAAAATTATTTTGAAAAAAATGAAAATGTAAAAATAATTAAGAATATGACCGTTCGT